GTGCGTGGGCTGACGGGGACCGACACGCCGATCCAGCTGGTGCGGCCGATCCCACCGGGGCTGGCGGTGAAGCTGGTCGAGCACGGGTTCTATGTCGAGCTGCTCTGCGACTGATGCTCATCAAGCTGGCCGAGTATGCGGAGCGCCATGGGGTGAGCCCCCAGGCGGTGCGAAAGGCCATCAACACGGGCCGGCTGCAGCGGAGTGTGCAGCGCGACGGGAAGCTCTACTGGATCGACCCGGAGGTAGCGGACATCGAGTGGGGGCGCAACACGGCGCCGGAGTTCCAGCGGAAGAAGGAGGCGATCAACGCGGGGAAGAGAGCAGCGAGCGGCGATGGCGAGCCGCTGCCGCCGGCGGGCCCCCCAGTGGGCAAGGGTGGCGCGACCTATGCGAGCGCGAAGGCGGCGGCCGAGGGCTACAAGGCGATGCTGCTCAAGCTCGATTACGAGGAGCGAGCGGGCAAGCTGCTGGACAAGTCGACGGCGGAGCGCAGTTTCGCCGCCGCTGGGATGCAGGTGCGTGATGCGGTGATGCGCACGAGCCAGCAGATGGTGGGCGAGATCGCCACAGCTGTTGGCGGGCTGACGCAGGAGCAGCGCGCAGCGGTGATGCAGGTGATCGACCGGCATCATGTGAGAGCCCTTGAGGAGTTGGTGCGTGCAGCTGGCGTCAGCTGAGGAAACGCTGAAGGCGTTCTGGCGGGCGCTGCAGCCCGACCCGCTGTTGACGGTGAGCGAGTGGGCTGATGCGCGGCGGGTGTTGAGCAGCAAGGCGAGCAGCGAGCACGGGCCCTGGCGGACGGCGCGGACGCCGTACCTGCGCAAGCCGATGGACGACCTGAGCGCGACGAGCACGGTGCAGGAGGTGGTGCTGGTGTTCGGGGCGCAGATGGGGAAGAGCGAGATGCTGAACAACTGGATGGGCTACGTGATGGACATCCAGCCGGGCCCGGCGCTGTTCGTGCAGCCGACGATCGACATGGCGAAGCGGTACTCGAAGATGAGGATCGCGCCGATGATCGAGGCGACGCCGAGCCTGCAGGAGAAGGTGAAGGCGCCGCGGGAGCGCGACTCGGGCAACACGCAGCTGATGAAGGAGTTCACCGGCGGCTTCCTGATCCTGGGCGGTGCGAATGCTGCCAGTGGTTTGGCGTCGATGCCGATCCGGTTCCTGGGCGGGGACGAGATCGACCGCTGGCCGGCGGACGTGGACGAGGAGGGCAGCCCGCTGGCGATCGTGAGCGCGCGGACGCGGACGTTCGGCGTGCGGAAGAAGCAGGCCTGGACGAGCACGCCGACGCTGGCGGGGCGGAGCGCGATCGACGGGAAGTGGCAGCAGAGCAACCAGCAGCGGCTGAAACTGCCTTGTCCGCACTGCGGGCACCGGCAGATGATCGAGTGGGACCGGATCCGCTACGACCCGAAGGATCCAGGGCTGCCGAACACGCTGCGGACGCCGCCGGTGCTGATCTGCGAGGAGTGTGGCGTCGGGATCGAGGAGGACGCCAAGGCCTGGTGGTACGACCCGGACGTGTTCGACGACGACTGGTGGGAGCCGTTGTTCCCGGAGCGCCAGGCGCAGGGGTACCACTGCTCGGCGCTCTACAGCCCGCTGGGATGGTTCAGCTGGACTGATGCAGCGGTGGGCTATGAGCAGGCGAAGGACAACCCGGCTGCACTGAAACCCTGGACCAACACGGTGCTGGCGGAGTGCTGGAACGACGACGGCGAGGCGCCGGACTGGGAGGCGCTCTACAACCGGCGGGAGCTCTACGAGCTGGGCACGGTGCCGGAGGAGGTGGCGTTCATCACGTGCGGGGTGGACGTGCAGATGGACCGCATCGAGCTGGAGGTGGTGGGCTGGGGCCCTGGGATGGAGAGCTGGAGCCTGGATTATCAGGTGCTGGCGGGCGACACGGCGCAGCCGGCAGTGTGGCGCGAGCTGACGAAGTTCATCAGGAGCGAGTTCGGCCGCGGCGATGGGCAGCGGCTGCCGATCCGGATGACGGCGGTGGACTCGGGCTTCAGGAGCCAGGAGGTTTACCGGTGGGTGCGCGGCCAGGCCGGCAACCGTGTGATCGCGGTGAAGGGCCAGGAGACGCAGACGGCGATCATCGGCACGCCGGGGCGCGTGGAGGTGCTGCGCAATGGCAAGGCCTTGAGGGGCGGCGTAAAGGTGTGGCCGGTGGGCACGAGCACGGCGAAGAGCGAGCTCTACGGATGGCTGCGGCGGCCGATGCCGGACGACGGCGAGCCGCTGCCGCATGGCTGGTGCCACTTCCCGATGCACGGTGAGGAGTGGTTCCGGCAGCTGTGCGCAGAGCGGCTGACGAACACGATCGACCGGCGGGGCTACAACCGGTTCGAGTGGATCAAGACCCGGCCGCGCAACGAGGCGCTGGACTGCAGGGTGTATGCGCGGGCCGCGGCGGCGCTGGTTGGCGCGGATCGGTGGAGCGACGACCGGTGGGATGAAGAGCGCAACGGCAGCCTGGGACGCGAAGAGCGCCGCCTGGCGCCGGTGCAGGAGGATGATGCGCCGGCGCAATCGGGGAGCAGCTACTGGGACTGAGTAGCATGACCACGAGGAGGTGGCCCGGATGAGCACATTCACGCAGGCGCATCTTGCGGCCATCGAGGAAGCGATCGCCGGCGGATACCTGGAGGTGCGCTACGACGACAAGGTGGTGAAGTACCAGTCGATGAGCGACCTGATGCGTGCCCGCAACCTGATCGCCAGCAGCCTGGCGGCCGCCACCGCGCCGGTCGTGCGGATCGACTACCCGGCCGTGGTGCGGGATTACGAATGAACCCATTCGAGCAGCTGCTGGCCGTCATCTCGCCGCGTGCGGCGCTGAAGCGTCACGCAGCGCGACTACAGCTGGATCAGATGCGCCGCTACGACGCGGCGGCGCGTGGCCGGCGGACGGACAACTGGGTGACGCAGGGCAGCTCGGCTGATGCAGCGAGCGCGCGCGGGTTCGGGATCCAGCGCGACCGGGCCCGCGACCTGGTGCGCAACAACCCGTATGCGAAGAAGGCGATCGAGTCGTGGGTGACGAACCTGATCGGCGCGGGGTGGAGCTTCAAGGCGAAGCAGTCGCGGCGCAACGGCCGCCAGGGCGAGCGCGTGACGGAGGTGATGCGCGCGTGGATGGCCGACCCGCAGCAGTGCGACTACCACGGGCTGCTGAACTTCGACGGCTTGATGGCGCAAGCGGTGCGCTGCTGGAAGGAGTCGGGCGAGGTGCTGATCAGGATGCGGACGCCGAGCGAGGCGACGATGCGCCGCCTGGGCCTGGTGGTGCCGATGCAGCTCCAAGTGATGGAGGGCGACTGGATCGACGAGACCCACGACACGCCGGGCGAGACGGGCAAGGGCTGGACGAAGCGCGGGATCGTCTACGACGCCGAGGGCCGGCGCGAGAGCTTCTGGATCTACAACTACCACCCGGGCGAGTCTGCGGTGCAGGCGACGAGCATCGTTAGCAACACGGTGCCGGCGGAGCAGATCATCCACCTGTTCACGCCAGAGCGGCCTGGGATGACGCGGGGCGTGAGCTGCCTGGCCCCGGTGATGGTGCGGCTGAAGGATCTGGGGGATCTCCTGGATGCGCGGCTGATGAAGGAGAAGGTGGCCGCGTGTCTGGCCGCTGCAGTGGTGGACCTCGATGGCACGAGCGACCAGAAGAGCACGATCGGCGATCGGATCGAGCCGGGCGGGATTGTGCGGCTGGGCCCCGGCCAGGACATCAGGACGATCAACCCGCCGGCGGCTGGCGAGATCGACCGGGTGATCAAGACCTACCTGCTGGAGATCGCGGCAGGGATCGGCATCACCTACGAGGAGCTGACGGGCGACTACTCGGGCGGCAGCTTCACCCAGGGCCGGATGGGATGGATCGGGTTCCAGCGGCGGCTGCAGAGCGACACCTGGCAGATCCTGGCGCCGATGGTGTTCGATCGGATCTGGGAGTGGTGGTCGACGCAGGCCTCGGCGGTGGGCATCGCCACCGATGGACTGATGTCGGATTGGACGCCGCCGCGCCGCGAGCTCTACGACCCGCAGAGCGAGACGAACAGCACGGTGTCGCGCGTGCGCGGGGGCCTGCTGCCGCCGCAGGAAGCGATCCGCGAGGCTGGGTATGAGCCGGACGAGCTGATCCGCCTGTGGCAGGAGTGGATGGCGATGCTCGATGCTGCCGGCATCGTGCTCGACACCGACCCGCGCAAGGTGAGCGCTGCAGGCCTGACGCAAGTGCGGCCGCTTGGATCAATGATGCCGCCGACAGGTGAGCCGCCGGAGGTGGCGGAGAAGCCGCCAGCGCCAGCAGCGCCGAGAACTCCTGCTGCAGGCTGACCCTAGAATCGAGACGATGAAGGAGTGCACATGAGCGACGGTCTCCTACAGACCCGGGCAATGTTCGCCCCAGAGACGATCAACGTCGAGGAGCGAACTGTTGAGCTGGTCTGGTCGACCGGCGCCCAGGTGCGGCGCGCCAGCTGGTCGCGCGGCGACTACATCGAGGAGCTGAGCATGGCCCCTGGGGCTGTGCGAATGGAGCGACTGAACAAAGGAGCTCCGCTGCTCGATGCGCACGACTCCTTCTCGCTGCGCAGCCAGATCGGCGTGGTGCAGCGAGCATGGCTGAATGGGAACGAGGGCCGCGCCCTGGTGAAGTTCAGCCGGCGTGATGAAGTCGAGAGCATCTTCCAGGATGTGATCGACGGCATCTACCGCAACGTCTCCGTGGGCTACAAGGTCCACAAGACGGAGCGCGACGAGACCGGCGCAGTGCCGGTTGAGCGTGCAGTGGACTGGGAGCCCTATGAGCTCTCGCTGGTCCCGATCCCGGCTGATGCTGGGGCCCAGGTGCGCTCAGACGAGCCCACCCCCAACCAACTCCAACAGGAGCGATCCATGGACGAACTGAACCAGGGGGCGCCGGCCGCTGAGGCTGCGCCCGAGCAGAAGATTGAAACCCGAGCCGCTGCGCCGGCCGCGCCTGCTGCGCCCGTGGTGGATCTGGAGGCCGTGCGCGCTGAAGAGCGCCGCCGCGCCGCCGGCATCCTCGACGCCGCCCGCAAGCTGCAGGTTGGCGAAGAGCTGGCTCACAAGCTGATCGCCGATGGCGTGGCGCTTGATGACGCCCGGATGCAGCTGATCGACGCGCAGGCCGCCGAGCAGCGCAAGACGCCGGCTCAGAGCCGCGTCGAGGTGACCCAGGACCACGGCGAGAAGCGGGCCGCCGCCAAGCTCGACTACCTGAAGGTGCGCTCTGGCCTCATCACCCTGGACGATGCCCCGGCTGCCCGTGAGTATCGCGGCACCACGCTGCTGGACATGGCTCGCGAGTCGCTCGAACTCGCCGGCATCAACGCCCGCGGGATGGACAAGTCGGAGATCGCCGTTCGTGCTCTGCACAGCACCAGCGACTTCCCCCTGCTGATGGCCAGCATCCAGCGCGTGACGCTGAAGGCTGCCTATGGCGAGGAGGTGCAGACCTGGCGCCCGATGGCGGAGCAGCGCAACCTGCCTGACTTCCGCGAGATGAAGGAGATCGAGGTGGGCGGCCAGATGCTGCCTGAGGAGATCAAGGAAGGTGGCGAGTACAAGACCGGCACCATCCAAGAGCAACAGGGCTCCTGGTTCCTGAGCGAGTACGGCAAGAAGGTTGTGATCGGCCGCCGCCTGATCATCAACGACAACCTGGGTTACATCACCCGTGCCGTGCAAATCCTGGCGCGTGGCGTTGCGATCTTCGAGGCCAACCAGATGTGGGGCCTGATCACCGGGAACGCCAAGTGCATGAGCGACGGTCAGGTGCTGTTCAGCTCTGGCCACAAGAACATCGGCACCGGTGCGATCGGCGAGACCTCGATCTCGGAAGCGCGTCAGAAGATGCGCAACCAGACCGACTTCACCGGCAAGAACCCGCTCTACGTGGTGCCGCAGTACATCCTGCTGCCCACCACCCTGGAGACTGCGTTCGACAAGTTCAACAGCACGATCGTTCCGAACCAGACCAGCTCGGTGAACATCTTCTCGGGCTACCTGCAGAAGATCGTGGAGCCCCGCCTGGATGCCAGCAGCACCACCCAGTGGTACATCGTGGGCAACTACCCCGGCGTGGACAAGCTGGTGTACGGCTACCTGGAAGGCGAGGCGGGCCCGACTATCGAGAGCGAGATCAAGCGCGATCCCGACGGCATCACCACCTACCTGCGGCATGACTTCGGCTGCATGGTGAGCCAGCACCAGGGCTTCTACCGCTCCAGCGGTCAGTGATCCTGAGCCACCCAATCCATTGAGGAATGATCCATGAAGAACTTCGTGCAGAACGGCCACTATGTGGAGGTGGCGCTGCCCTACGCCCGCAAGTCGGGCGAGGGCGTGCTGGTCGGCTCGCTGTTCGGCGTGTGTGTTGTTGATGGCGCCCAGGGCGACAGCATCAACATCCACACCGACGGTGTGTACGACCTGACCGCCGCCACCGGCGCCGGCACTGATGCGACCGTGGGCGCCATCGCCTACTGGGACAACGCCAGCGGTGCGCGTCGCGTGACTTCGGTAGCAACCAGCAACACCCGGATCGGAGTGTTCCTTGCGGCCAAGGCCACTGCTGATGCGGTGGCTCGCGTGCGGCTCGACTGATGCTGCCAGACATCGCCAGTCTGGCTCTGAAGGCCGTGGTGAAGGTGATGGGGGAGCGATCCCCTATCACCTATCGCCGGGGCTCTGAGCTGTATCAGATCGGCGGTGTCTACCAGGCCAGCCATGTTGGGTTGGATCCTGAGACCGGAGTGCAGGTGCGCTCAACGCAGCCGGTGCTGTTGATCAATGGCGCTGATCTGAACGTCGAGCCAAAGCAGGGCGATGAGGTTGAGGTGCGAGGCGGCCTGTTCAGGGTGCGTGATCCGCAGCCTGATGGACATGGCGGCTGGCTGCTGATGCTGCATCGGCTGCCTGCGGCGGCAGAGACGATTGGGATGATCTACGCGAACACGATCATCAGAGCGAACACGATCATCACGGCGGGAACATGACGACGATTCCATCGCTGCCGTTCAACGGGCAACAGCTGCGGGACACGCTGAACGCACTGGATCAAGCGATCGACGGGAAGGAGTCGTCGGGCGCTGCAGCTGCTGCCGTGGCGGCCCATGCCGCCGCGAGCGACCCCCATCCTGGCTACCTGACTTCGGCCGAGGCGAATGCGGCCTATGCGTCCAGCACGGCCCCAGCTGCGGCAGTGGCGGCCCATGAGCAAGCTGCAGATCCCCATCCTGGGTATCTCACCCAGAGTGAGGGCGATGCACGCTATGCCCCGCTGGGATCCACTGGCGGCGGCCTTGCTGCCTACGTGCACACGCAGTCCACGCCAGCGACGACGTGGACGATCAACCACAATCTGGGGAGGTATCCCAGTGTCGAACTGTTTAACAGTGGGATGCAAGAAATTGACGCAGAGATCACGCATCCGAGTGTCAATCAAACCGTCGTTACACTGAACCCAGCAACTGCTGGCTTGGCCCGCCTGATCTGAGGACATCATGCCCCGCAACATCTTCACCGACTTCGACTTCCAGGGAGTCTCCAAGGTCACCAACCTGCCGGCGCCTACAGCAAACGGCGACGCGGCCAACAAGGCCTACGTCGATTCAGCTGTTGAAGGCCTGGCGTGGAAGGACAGCTGTCGCGTCGCCACACAGGCGAACCTGAACCTGTCAAGCCCTGGCGCAGCGATCGACGGCATCACCATGGTCAGCGGTGACCGTGTGCTGGTGCGTGCGCAGACAGCTGGCGCGCAAAACGGCATCTACGTGTGGAACGGCGCCGCTTCGGTGATGAGCCGGGCCCTGGACGCCAACACCTTCCCCGAGCTGGAGCAGGCCACCACGACCGTGGAGGAAGGCACCGGCGCTGGCGTGACGTACCGGCAGACGGCGGTGAACGGAACGCTGGACACCACGGCGGTGAGCTGGACCACGCTGGGCACCAGTGCGCCAACGGCGAGCACCACCCAGGCTGGCATCATGCGCCTGGCGACGCAGGCCGAGACGGACGCTGGAACGGCTGCTGATCTGGCAGTGTCGCCGCAGACGCTTGCGAACTGGAGTGGTCGGCTGCGGAAGTTCTCGGCCAACATCGGGGACGGCAGCGCCACCAGCTACACGGTCACTCACAACTTCAACACCCGTGATGTGATTGTTCGGGTGTTTCCGAACTCCGGCAGTTATGACGACGTGGAAGTTGATGTGCAGCGTACCGGGGTCAATGCCGTAGCGCTGGTATTTGCCACCGCTCCTGCATCTAACGCTTACCGCGTGGTGGTGCTGGGCTGATGTCAAAGGACTTCCTGACGCCGCCAAACTTCACGACGCCAATCTTGCTTAGCGGCTCTCCTGGCACAGCCGGGCAGCAGATTACATCTCAGGGCCCAGGACAGCCGGCTGTGTGGGGCGCTCCTGGCAGCGGCGGCGGAGGCGGCGGCCCGAGCCTGCTGCAGTTTGCGCAGGGCTACTGGATCGCCCCAGTGCAGGCAACAATTGGCAACGGCGTTACAATGGCCGCCGACCAAATCTATCTTTATCCGTTTGCGCTTCCTCGGTCACTCACGATTGGCGAATTGGGCGCTCGTGTTAATAGTGCAGCCGCCGGGTCTTCTGTTCAGCTTGCAATTTACGGCTCGTTGAATGGCGAGCCGAGCGGCGCACCATTGGCCAGTACGGGAAGTCTAAGCGCCGGCTTGCAGGGCCCAGTTTCCTCGAGCGTCGCAAACTTCAACTTATCTGCTTTCACCAATTATTGGTTCGCCACGCAGAGTGATGGAGCCCCCGTGCTTCAGCACGTAACCGGTTCCGGTCAGAACATTGTCGCCGCAGTGGTCGGCGCACCTACGATTGCGCAGCTTACGAACGCCGCTTCGTCATCGGCTGGGTGGCGACAGTTATCCAGCAACCCGTTCGGGACCTGGCCAACGCTAACGCCTGGGGCCACGACAACTCAAAACGGCAGCGCCCGTGGTGGTTTGGTCTATCTGCAGATTGCTGCGCTTCTGTGATCATGGCCATTGCATACTCCCCAACTGAAATCAGGATCACCGACGACCGTGATCCCAGCCGCCCCCCGCTGGTGCTGCCGGCCACTGCTACATCGTCAGAGGTGGCGGCCGCTGCGGCGGAGTATCTGCAGCCGGATCCAGCGCCCGACTACGACGGCTTCGGCCTGTGGCTTCTCACCACGCCTGAAATCTTGGCGGCCTATGACGCCGCATTCGCGGGCAACAAGCTCACCGCTGGGACACTTCCATCCGCTGTGCTAGCCGCCGCTGCCGGCGAGCCCAAGCACCTGCGGACCACGCTGCTGCTGCTTTATAGCCAGGGGCTGCTCAGCCATGAAACGATAGCGGCAATGGCTGCCAAAGCGCAGCAGTTCTACTTACCGCCTGAGTTCCTGCAAGCGCTCGGGGGGCATGTATGAGCCACCGCCGCACTGAGCTTCGCGGGGCATACGTCAACCGGCTGCTCAACGTCACGACGGCAGAGGAGCGGGTCTACAAGGGCCGGCTGATGCCGATCGAAGAGCCGCAGCTCCCGGCCATCGTCATCCACACCCGCGACGCCGAAGAGATCCTGAGCCGCAGCCGCTCCGGCTGGAACGGCTACGAGCGCCGCCGCTGCATCGTCTCTGTGGTCTGCATCGCGCAGAGCTTCGATGACATCGACGAGGAGCTCGACATCATGGCCGGTCAGGTGGAGGCTGCACTGCAGAGCTGGGTGATCCCCGGCTTCGAGTCAGCCGACGCCCTGTTGCTCGACACCCGCAGCGACGATCCAGAGTTCGATGGCGCAGTCACGATCGGCGCCATCACCCTGCGCTATGCCGTGACCTACAACACCGCCTACCGGGCCTGCAGCGATCCCTACGTCGACCCCGATGCCGCGGCCGGCAACGGTCCCCTGGAGCGCAGCGGCGCCTACCCGGGCGGCCAGATCACCCCAGGCTGCCCGGCGGGCAACACCGGCGAGGCCTGTCCCATCGGCGAGGCCGAGCTGTTCTCTGACCAAGAGCCGATCAACTAAAGTGCTGATGAAGGTGGTCGCTACCTGATGTCTCTGAACCTGATCCGGCGACTCATCAAAGGCGCCCGCCTCACTGGCGCCGAGTACGACCACAACCTTGATGTCCTCGAAGAAGCGATCGAGAGCATCGAGCAAACGCCAGGCAACGACGGCCGCGAGCTGGAGTTGCGCGCCACCGAGACGCACATCCAGTGGCGGTACGTCGGCGACACGGCATGGACCGACCTGGTGCCGATTGATGCGATCGCGTCCTCGTCCTACGAAGCCCAACTGGGCCTGCATCAAGCAGGGATCTCGAACTATATCGGGCAAGGTCCAATCAGGCCGATCGTCACCGACGAATATGGCAATCTCATTCTGGGCTTTAATGGGCAGGAAGTGCAGGGCCTCGGCCTTCTAAACGACAGCTCAATCAACGAGAGCATCAAGACTAAACTCTTCGGCGGATCGCTGCTCGCTGAATACACCGGCAACGGCCCTGTGCATCCGATCGTCACCGATCGAGATGGCAACATCGTCATCGGGTTTGATTCGGAGAAGCAGCAAGTCTTGCTCGCCGGCGCAGGCGCTGCGGCCACCCAGCTCTCAGCTTCGCAACCGCTGGTCGACCCGCCAATTGCCAAGGGCATCAACCACGTCATCGCCTACGGGCAATCACTGTCGGTTGGTTCAACAGCTACCCCGGCGATCTCGACCACGCAGCCCTACAGCAACATCACCTTCGACGCTGGCCCGCGTGCCAACAACAACGGCGCCTACGACTACGCGCCATTCAGGCCGCTCACGGAGTTCAACGACAGCGTCGAACCGCTGGGCGAGACGATCTGCTCAGGCGCTGCGAACTTCGCGCTCACTCTCGCTGCGATCCAGAACGGCATCACACCCTCCAGTCACGTCATCCTGGCGTCGTCAGCTGGCCAGGGTGGCGCCGGCATCAACGGCCTCAAGAAAGGTTCAGCGCAATACAACAACGTCTTCCTCGATCACATCACCGAAGCGTATGCGCTGAACAGCAACCACGCTGTCCATGCGGTGTTCTGGCTGCAGGGTGAAACCGATCAGCAAGGATCTGGCGGCAATCCGCCAACGACCTATGCCGACTACCGCCAGCTGCTGCAGCAGTTGCAGGTCGACATCGAGAACGATGTCCAGGGCGTCAACAACCAGACCTCTCCGGTCTACGTGATCACCTACCAGACGCCATCGCGGGTGAAGATGAACGCTGCAGCTATCCAGCGCGCCCAGCTGGATCTGGCGCAGAAGAGCGCGCTGTTCAGTCTCGCCGCGCCCTGCTATCACATGCCCTTCTCTGACGGCACGCACCTCACGGCGGCCGGCTACAAGTGGCTGGGCGCCTACTTCGGCCGGGCCTACAAGGAGCTGGTGTTCGATCGGATCCAGCCGCGGTTCCTCAACCCTCTCTGGGCAACGGTGCAGGGGCGTGTGGTGCGGGTCCGCTTTGACGTGCCCACCGCGCCGCTGCTGTTCGACACCTCGACGCTCGCGCCAACGACCGACCTGGGGTTCGTGGTGGCGAGCGGCGATGCGCTGACCACGGCGATCGTCAGGTCTGGCGCCACCGCGACTGCCACCACCTCGACGGCGCATGGCCTGACGACCGGCCAGCGGGTGGTGATCAGCGGCGCTCGGCAGCCGGAGTACAGCGGGGTGTTCACGGTCGCGGTGGTGAACTCGACGACCTTCTCGTTCCAGGTGGAGGGCACCCCGGAATCGCCGGCCACTGGCACGATCGTGACCCGCGCAGCGCAGACGATCGAGCAGATCGGGATCGACGGCAGCGACGTGATCCTCACGCTGACCGCCGCGCCATCCGGTGCGGTCGCGGTGCGCTATGCCCTGGACTACCTGGGCGTGGGGCTCAGCATTACCTCAGGCGCATCTGGCAACCTGAGAGACAGCACACCTGAGACAGTCACAGTGTCGGGTGTTGCGCGCCCTCTCTACCACCTGTGCCCACACTTCGAGCTACCCGCCACATCACTTGAGGCCTAAGCCATGAGCGCGTTCATCCGCCTGGACACCTTCTTCCCGTCACCGCTGGGCGCGATCCCGGTCCAGGACATCAAGTTCTACGACATCTTCGAGACCTCCGCCTACGAGCACTGGATCTTCAACCAGGGTGACAGCGTTGGTCTGACCGGTCGCGTGGGCGGGCGGGTGCTCGGGCTGCAGTCTTCCGCTCCGGCGTACAACAGCGAGGGCCAGGCGCAGTTCATCACGCTGCCGATCGCCAGCGGTTCAGCGCTGCTGACGGATCGGGTTGAGACCGCGACTGCAGTCGACACCCTCTGCTGCGTGGTGCGGCCGAAGGCGAACATCGCCAACTTCAAGGCGGTGCTGATGGGCAGCCACCAGAACAACGCCCCGGGCGGCGGCCCGTTCTTCCACTCCGTCAACTACCCCAAGGAGGTGCGCGTCACCTACCAGGGTCTGTTCCAGAACTCGGTGGGCAGCGGCAGTGCAGCCGACGCCTACAAGGTGCCGGCCGACGCCTGGTATTTCGTGGCGGTCACGAGAGACTTCTCCGGCACGACCAAGACGCTGCGCAGCATGATCGGCGGCGGCCCGATCGTGACGCTGACCAGCACCAACAGCTACAGCCCATCGCCCAGCCCCATCGCCCTGGGCAACGCCTACGACAACCGCACTTCGGCGGGCCAGATGGACTTCGCCGAGTTCATCATCTTCGATCGGGCGATGTCCTCGGCTGAGCTCACGTCGCTCTACACCAGGCGGAAGCGCGAGCTCGCCGCGTTGTCCATCCCCGTTGCGTAGGAGCATCTGAACCATGGCCACCACTCGCCGCAAGCGTGCGCACACCCAGGAGGGTCACTTCCAGTCCGACGATCCGTCGACGCCGGAGCGCAACGAGGCCTATGCGCAAGACCTGCCGCTGAACGTCGCCAGCCTGGCGGCCTTCATGGAGATCGAGCAGCCAGACGACGAACGGCTGAGCCGAGCCCTCGACCTGGCGAAGGAAGCAGCGCTGACCGTCACCGGCCAGCCGGTGGGCGACTTCGCCTGCCACGGCATCCGCCACGGCGTGCACATGCTCGCCTCCCAGCTGCTGATCAAGGACGCGCTCGACGATGCCCCGGCCGCGGCCGACATCCCGGGCGTCGTGCGCTACCTCTGGAAGACCGCCAATGCTGGGCGTTAATCGCAACGACCAGACCACCAGCGGCGTCGGGTCGCTGGAGAACACCGAGGCCGGGCGGCGGATCAGCAACATCCTCCGCTACGGGGTGGTGAAGGAGGCCGACTACGAGCAGGCGCTGATCCGCGTCGAGATGCAGGACGGCGAGCTGCTCAGCGACTGGATCCCCTGGGTCACACTCCGCGCTGGCAACGACAAGTTCTGGTGGGCCCCGGAAGTAGGCGAGGTGATGCTGGTGATGGCGCCGAGCGGCGAGCTAGCCAATGCCGTAGCGCTGCCGGCCGCCTTCAGCAACCAGAACCAGAACGCCTCGCAGCCGACGATCCAGCGGCAGACCTTCGAGGATGGCACCGTGATCGAGTACGACCGGGCCGCGCACCGCTACCTGGTGGATGCGACCGCGAGCGGCGGCACGGTGATCGTGAAGGCGCCGATCATTCACCTCAACCCCACCAGCTGATGCCGCAGGTTGCTCGAGTCGGAGATGCCGGGAGCCACGGTGGCGCGATCGT